GGATCTTGATCAAGCGAGTTTCCTGCACACATTGCGAGCATTGTGCTGTTGTCTTGCCCGTTTGCATTGGGCATGCCTCTTGCTGCGATTGGTTTTACGTACGTCGTGTCACCAAGGTTGGTGGATTTAGACCACCCAAAGAGCGCACTGACTCCTCCAAGTGCCCCAGAGACCATTGCCACTGGAGCAGCCACTGGAGCAAGCGTGGGAATCAACGCAAGAGCTCCAGAAATGCCACTGAAGGCAAGGAGACTCTTCGTTATTGTCCCGACACCTGCAAGCGGAGCATCAGTAAGCGAATTTTCTGCGTTGGGTTTCGCGGATATCTTCACACCGCCAGCTTGCAGCCTGAAATCATCACCGTCATCATCCGAGTCCACGAGCGGTGGTTGTTCGACCATCCGAATTTCGGGCACTGCACGCACAGCAGCCCAATCTTCAGGTTCGAAGTTCATTTCCAGGTGTTCCTTGATGTTTGCAATGTTGATCGCAGGATCTAATAACAACTTGAAAGCAAGTCGCTGCCGACTGCTGAGGAACTTCATCGCAACTGGAGCGCCAGTTGGGAACTCGAACACCGCATCCTTGAGAGAGACGAAGACAGTGAAATTCACATCGGTCACTCCGAAAGATCTTAGAGGCGTCACTGCGTGAATGTAGAGTCTGCCGAACTCTCCCTCTCCGGTAATCATGTTCACACCAGTGTGGTTCGACACGAACGGAAACTCGATCGAGAAGGAAGTAGTCTCCGGCAGAAGACACGAAACGTTGGGCAGCGTTGTGAAAGAGCAGATGTTTCCAACGAGCGATGCTGCTTTGACACTCATTGCTTGAGCATTCGGTATGTAGGCAGCGCGCACCAGTCCTGTTTGAAAAGGTTGAGCGTTGGAATAGATATCCACTTTGAGAGTGCCACGAAAAGCGACAAAACCCATAAGCTTCTCAAGATACATTGTATTAGTTGTATATGCTTCAGGAAAATTGTAGGTTGCGAGAGAATCGTTCTGGAGATTTGAAGTTTGGTATTTGAAGGTGCCAAGTTTCACCGGTCGAGCAAGAAAG